CATTTGACTCGCCAGGATGCCGCGCAACGTGAGCGCCTTTTGCTCGTTGTCGCCCGTGCCCAGGCCCACATTGGCCTTCATCCGGTAGGCGTTGGACCAGTCGTTCGGGTCGTATTCGACAAACTCCCCGCGGAGCTCCAAAAACATCTTGTCGAAGTCGCCGCTCGTGAGCAGCCGCAGGACCCCGCGCATCATCGGCGCCACGATCGTTTCAGCGAACACCCGCGCAATCAGGTCGTCACGCTGGCGCGAGGCCGTGTCAATCAACTGCGTTTCGCCCAGGGTTCGATCGGTGCGGATGGAGTTCGGATCCATCCCCATGCTCTGCTTCGTCTTCCCTGACCGTTGCTCGCGGATTTGATCGACGCGGTTGAGTAGCGGCTCCATGGCGTTACCGACATACGGCACGACCTCGGTGCGGACTGCGCCCTGCTGGAACTCCCGAATGAAGCCGCCAGGCCGCCCGTCGAGCAGGTCGTCAATCGACGCATACGGTGCGCCGTCCTTCGAGGTATTGACGATGCGCCGCGGATTGTTCGCGCTGTAGGAGTTGTTGATAACCCCGCGCATGAGCTCGGTGTCGAGCAACTGCACATTGCTCGTCAGGTCCGCCATTGAGAGGCCATCCCAGCGATGCTGCACGAGCACGGGCGAGCCGGTGCAGATTGGAACCTCTTCGGCCTCTTCGTTCGAGAGGATCAGGTCTTCGAGTCGGTAAATCTCGCGCCGCTCCGCGATGCCGTCGCCGTCCAGATCGGCCAGCACCCATTCGATGCGAAGCCAGCCCATCGTTTGAGACTCGTCCTCGGTGTCGATACCCTCCGGCCGCGGCCGCGCCGTCATGGTCGCGTCGCCCGTGCGATCGGTGTTCCGCAGGTTGTTGTACTCCGGCGAGGTTGCAGAGCCGGCCAGGTCCTCCGCATTCACCACGCTTTCGTCAAACCCCATTTGGCGCAAGTCGGAGAGCGAAACCTCGAACAACCGGCAGACGTAGGGACAATCTTCGAGCAGTGGGCTCGTCCAAGTCCGATCAATCAGAAGGTTTTCAGGCTCGAATGCCTCAATCTTGATGGTCTTTTCAGGCACCCGATAGCAAATCTTGCCCGTGTATTTCGCGCCGCTTTGAATGTTGGGCTTGTCGTCTACTTCGTTGCCGTCGGCGTCGTACCGCTCAACTTCCCAGGACTTTTCAAAGTCCTCGGCTTTGAGGCCCATGCTCGCGACCTTGATTGCGATTTCGATATCCGTCAGGTCGCGAAAGAGTTCGCGCCGCTGAACATGCTTTTCCTCTTTGCGCCAGTGGATCGCGCAATTGCGCACCTGCAACGCATCTTTGAACGCGGTGTAGAGGATCAGGAACCCGTTATTCCACTGGTGGATAACGTGATTGACCGCATCCGTCGCCTGTTTGGCGCCCTCGACCTCGCTTTTGCGTGTCGGCTTGAACTCCACGGCTTTGTCCGTGGTGATGAATTTGGCCAGGATGCCGGGAAGCATCCACTCGATCGTGTCGGCCGTCGCACTCGAAACGTAATCCGACCAGCCAGGCTCCTCGTTGCCGTATGGCCGTTGGTAAAACTCCCGCGTGAGCTGTTCGCGCGCGGCACGCAGGTCCCCGGTAGCGTATTGACTGGCGTCTTGCTCCCAATTCTGGAGCATCGAAAGCAAATCCTCGTCTTTGATCTTCGATTCTTGCTTTCGCGCCATCGGGGCTCCTGCTGCGGTTTACTTTTTCGTCGGCGGACGCCCCACGGGTTTCCTCGTGTCACCCTTGGTGATCGGCACGCCCACTTCGCGTTCGACTTGAACGACTGCGGCTTGTCTTTCCTCGTCGGTGGCTTCCAAATTGCCCGCCGGCTCGATTTGACCCGCAATCGTTTTGATGTCGTCGGCGGTCAGATTGTCACCGATTGCGTCTGTCTCACCTACATGGCCGTCAGTGCCCGCCAATTCGGGCTTCGTGCTGGCCGTTGTCGGGTTGACCACTTCCGGGGTCTTGCCACTCTGCAAATCGGAATTGAGCTGTTGCTCGGCCTTGGCCTTGAATTCCTCTTCCGTGATGCCGGATTGCGGGCTCGGAGGCCGCTCGCCGCTCGTGGGCATGCCCTGCGGAATCGCCATGCCCTGCGCCGCTTCCACGCGCTTGAGTTCGGTCGTTTCCTCAAGTGGCGACTTGTCCGGGAACGGAGGAATGCCAACGCGTTGGGAGCCGTCCGCATAGGTGTGGACCTCCGACCGCGGGGAATCTGCGGTGAAGACCGGCCCGCCTGGTGCGTGCTCCGCGCTTGCCGCGCGCTGACGGCGTGCCATCTCTTCATCCATCGGTTTCGTAGCCTTGTCCATGATTTGACCTTTCGCGCCGACAACCGCGCCAGCGTCGGGCGGATTTTGCGCCATTTGTGGGCGCGTGCTGTCAGTCATATTCCTGAAACGTGCCGCACCGTGGGCATTGATGCCCCTCCGGTCGGATGTAGAACAACTGCCCTCCGCACTGGCACTCCCGCACGCACGAACCGGCAGGAGGGGCGAAATCGAATTTCCATCGGCCGCGCCGCGCATGACATGACGGGCATTCAAGTTGCGGATCAGGCTCGCCAACGCCGTCGAGCATGACCGCATGCCATTCATGATTGCAGGCAATGCAGAATGCCGCACCACTGACGGTGCCGACTGGCAATGGTGCTGGCTTTGGCTTGAACTCGCGAACGTTGTTCATCGTCGCACCATCCTATCTTTGTACTTGATCGCGCCCATCGGCGCCGGCCTGGTGATCGCGTGCCGCAACATCATGCTCGCGTAACGACTGCCGTCCATCAGGTCATCGTCCACCTTGACGATTTTGCCGTCCTTGCGGTGATACATCTCGAACTCCGAGAACCAATCGAGCAAGTTCGCGAACACCTTCCATCGCCCTGTCTGCATGCGATCCAGCATATCGAGCAATCCAGCATCAACACCATTCCCGCCGCTCCCCTCTTCCTCGCCTGACTCTGGCGGGTTCGTTGCGTGCTTTGGCAGCATGTTTAGCCCGTGGTCCTCGAACTGGTCCCGGATGGCGCGGCCGGCGTTGCTGAATGTCTGTTGTAGGCCGTCCGATGGCCAGGCCCAGGGAAGCCACGCGCCCCAGGGCAGCAGCTGCGCGGAGAACAACAGCGGAGTAATTTGCTTTTGCCGCACGGCCTTCGTGACGAAGACAACATCAGTCTCACGATCCCATGCGAGCTCCACGGCCGCCGCAGGGTGATCCCAGCCAAAGTCCATCCCGCCGATGCGCGCCCAGTGCGCAGGAATCGGGAAGGGTTCAACCGTGATCGACTCGCGCACCACCGGGAAGATGCGGCCGGAGCCGAGCGTAGGCGTGCCGCTCACGCGCGCCTCGCGCTCGTGCGCCGGGTAACTGCGGATGATGGCCTCCCGCTCTTCCGGCGTGTAGTGAGCCGCATCGTGGATTGTCATGGTCGTCACATGCGTCCCTGGTGCCTGGTCGATAAGAAACCGCTTGACGGTGCCGGTCATGCCTTTCAACGGCGTGAACGTCATGTAGACCATGCCCTTTGTCGCATTGGTCCGCGTCAAGAACTCGGTGTAGTCCTCTACGTCGGGTTCCTCGTCCAGCCACACGAAGTCCAGCGTTGACGCTTGAAACCGCTCCCGGCCCTGGTCATACGATTTGATGCCGAGCACCGATTCTCCGGCCTGCACATCCCCGCCGCCGCCGTGGCGCACCACGAGCGATTCAACGGCATCGGCCAGGCCGCGGCGCGTGTTCCATTCCTTGAGCGCGTCCCGCGGTATCGTGCCAGTGCCGAAGTCGCCATACTTGCCGAGCAGCAGCAGTTGCAGGGAGTCGCGCGTAACCTCGTTCGTGACGCCGGCTGCCCAGGCTGACACAGGCCGGTCCCAGGTCCTGCCCTGCCACCAGTCGGGATAGCGCCCGCACAAGTGCATTGCCGTCTCATTGGCCGCGCTCAACGTCTTCCCGAGCTGATTCCCCGCCTTGAGCAGCCGTTCTCGGTGCGTCCTGCCCGCGGCATGAAACTCCCGTTGCTTGGGATACGGCCGGTAGCGCGAGAGCCGATTGCCCAGGAACCGCCGCTCTTGCTCTTCGAGCAGCATGAGCTCTTCGAGCTTGAGCGCCCGGATTTCGCCGGGAGAGAGAACTGCGTTCAATTGCTCAGCACCAAGATGAATGCCGCCATCGGCAAGGCAAGCGCAACCGCAACGATGAACGGGCAGAAATACACGAGAAAGATCATCAGCAGAACATAGACAACCCAGTTAAATGCCATGGCATTTCACTCCAATTCCCGCATCACCTGCACCAAATTATCTGGCGTGTTGATCAATGCCATCACCCGCGCGGCCAATTCCTCGCCGCTCATGACTTGCGCCGCGGCGCAACCGCTGGGGCATGTCAAGAATTCCGAAGGCGGCACAACGCCCCATTTATTGACATGAAAGGACCGTTCGCACGAGCAAAGCACATCGCCAGGCTTGAGAAACCGGCGCATGAGTTGGACGTATGGGGTATTTCTCATTCTGTCGGCCCCTCAATCGCAGGAGTTTCAGCAGAAGCCGCCAGGCGCGATCTGATCGCCAGCGCCCGCGCTTCGATCTGTGCGTCGGTCAAAGTGTTGACCTCCATCTTCCCATCGATCTGTAGCTTTTCTCCGTACTCCCTCGGGTTCACAACCTTAGCGCGCCAACGGTAATGCGATGCGAGCTCGCGCCGGATCATTGGATCAAGCGTCGAATCCCGCAGCGTTTCCTCGGCCAATTCATCGGCAGTCTGAGCACTCAACATCCGAGCATTGCGCGCGCGCACGGATCGCTCACTGTCGGCTGAAAGCCACTTCACCACATAAGCCGAAGTGCAGCCATTTTCTTCCGCAATCCTGCGATAGCTCTTTCCATCGATCACAGCATCACAGAATGCATCAATGCCCAGGTCGTCAAGCTTGCTCACAGCTTCACTCCCGTGGCGATAGAATCGCCGGAAGGCGTTGAGGGAGAACTACCGTCGTGCGCCGCGCGCGCATGTGCGCAGGAAAGGTGAAGCGCCCGAGTTGCTTCTAATTGAGCAACACCCATCGCAATGCGCTTTTTCCCTTTCTTTTTCTGCCGCTCAATTACCCGCAATTCAAGCTTACGAAGCCACCCATAGAACTTCGTGACCTCTTCGCGTGTTGCCTCTTCTGGCTTTGCCATGATTGGATGAAATTCGGGAGGAACGACATAATCCCCGACGACGCCGTGAAATTTGTAGACTGTCATTTTGGCTCCTATTGATCTATTCCACGAGCACGCGCCACTTCAGCGCATTTCTTCCCGAATTCATATGCGCTAACAAACACTGGGTGATCCTGATACCTCGCCGGTATTTCTTCCGGCATCGGATCGCCATTTATGCCTGCTTCTCTGCTTAGCTTTTGCCAACGCATTGCCTTTTCATAAGCAGCAATTGCTTTATGGCTTATTTCAACGGGCTCGCCGTTCTCATCGTAGATGATTTTGGCGTTGCGCCCCTTTAATGCCAATTCGCACATCATCTCCTTCGCGAGCTGCGCTTTCTCTCGATAGTTTCTCATGGTTCATCCTTGGTTGAGTTGGGCGCCCGTGGCATTGCGACTTGACGGAGTGACCCGCTGCCCAGACTGATTGCGCTTCGCACTTACCCCGAACAAGACGGCGAAGTGCGCGCCGTGAAGAACCCGTGGCGCATCGGGTCACGCCGTTCCTCGGATTATTGGAGGCACGCACGGCGTCCACCGGACGAGATACACAACAGGGCAACATCCATAGGTGTATTCGCCCTCATCCCGCACACACCATCCATCCGCGATGCGATTGAACATGAACAACCAACCGTCGCTCCGCTCGCCTACGTAGGTAACGTACGAATGATTCCCGCGCATCGTTTGAGATGACGCCGGATCACGACCACATGGCGGCATCTCGATCGCCGCCAACTTCCATCGATCTGTCATGACTTCCTCTTTCGTGATTTTGAGCGATTTTTTCATGGTGACGCCACTAGGGTACTAACTCATCAGTTTGACGGCTCGCAGTCGTCGCTGGATGACCACGGCGAGGCATTCTCATCGCGCAGACTGCCAACCCACCAGCCGCCTTTGTTCGTTGCCATGCCTTTCCCGGTCATTTCCTCGGTGCTCATGCAGCGCCTATCCTTGCCGTGCTCGCCAGTTCGGTGCTTGTCGAAAGCATTCGACGAGTTGAAATACTTTTCGCATCCGGCACATTGGTTGTGATCGCCTGTCAGTCGTCTTTTCATGATTTCGTCTCCAATGCCTTTTGACGTTCGCGCTCCGCAACCACCCTTTCGTGGCCATCCCGCCAGGCATCCCCGAACAGCTGCCCGAGCAGTTTTCGATACGGTGCCGCGTCCCCGCCATCCAGGCCGCCAGCATGGAACTGCGGCCCAGCGGCCAGCGAGCGCACCGCGCAGCCCTTGCAATGAGCCCAATACATCGGATGGAATGCGTTGAATTGCGCTTTTGCGCATTGCGTGCAAGTGTCAATCTCGAGTTTCATATCGCTTCCCCCGGATTCAATGCGCCGATCCAAACCCGCACGCACGGCACATCCGAATAGTATTTTCTGATTTGGCAATCGCAAACCTGTACGTCATCTTTCCAGACCACGCCGTTAATTGCGTCAAAGATGGCTTTCAACACGTTGTCCATGTCAGGCTTTGTCG